TTGTCAATCTAGTCACATTAGTTGCGACTGAGATTGCGCCTGGCCCTGTTACCGTATCCGCATCCGCGATTGATACCTTGTCTGAAAATTTGACAGGTGTCGCCACATCAGCGAATAGATTTGCAGCTGTAACACCCTTACTAGTAGAACTTTGTACTAGATAAAAAGTATCAGCGGCAGCTACAGATGTAGCCGCCGTTAATTCTGAAAGTTTACTATCTGCCATTAGTTACACTCTGGACATGTACATGTACAACACTTGCAACATTTACACATGTTTCAGCTCCTTATTAACTGTCTGGGAATTCTGTATCTTCAGCATCACCCATAGCAGCGGCGGTAGTACCACTCATTGCCACTAATGTTTCGTATACTTTTCGAGATTCAATTCCGTTAACTTTAAAAGTTAAAGCGGCAGCTCCTCCGCCACCTAGTTGTGCGTCTGCTACTGTGACAGTTTCGTTATCAGCAAAGCCTGAACCTTGGTTCAATACTGTTACTGTTGCTCCGCCACCAGATGCTACTACGACTTGGAATCTTGCACCATCACCAGAAGCTGATGTACTATACATACTAGGGTCTAGAATATATGTACCAACTGTTCTGTCTGTGTCCGCTGCTCCAACTGTATCAAGAGCCGTTATACGACCTGATGCTTTTGTTTTAGCATGAACCCAGCCTGCGTGTGCAATACCTTTGCCATCTCCTTTAGCTGCAGCTGCTTCGTCTTCGTCTACACCGTAGACATCACCAACTGCAATTGTTCCACCATCAGCGTATTTACCTACAAATTTAGGTTTTTCACTAATAGTGATGTTTGCTCCAGCACTTACTGCTGAAATCGTTCCACCATCTGCAAGAACAACTGTTGCTGCTGTGTCACTAGCTACTGCTGTACAAATAAACTCTTGTCCGCCCGCTTCTTTGAGGAAATCCCCCACTTGAAGCTCTGGGTCAAAGTTTGTTGATGTACCAGTAACAGCGCCAGCAGTAGTAATTGCTACTGTCCCTGCCGATGTTTTATCATCTTTTCTACCCCATCCACTCATTTTTCTCTCCTATGTGTTTCTTTGGTTATTGTAAAACTATTTAACATGGTCACTAAAGTGTTTATGACTTTGATGAGCATGTGATTGCATTTTTTCTTTATCAGCGGGTTTGCCACTCATGTATTTATTCAAGAATTTAGCGGCGTGTGCCTTGGAAACTGTGTGATGTTTCCCATCTTTGAATTGCACTTTCTTACCTACTGATATTGCCTTCCTCATTTGAGGTACGATATGTTCGATTTCTTTGGCGTTCTTCGCGTCTGATACTTTAGGTGCATCCTTCTTTAATGGTGCAAGACCTTTCTTGTCATCTTTCGCGTAGTCCCTAGCGGCATCTTTAAATGCAGAAGCCTCGTTTACTGCATCGTGAGTATCATCAACTTTGCTGAAGAACTTTTTCTTATCCTCATCGGACATATCACTTAATTTTTTACCTGTCTTTGCAAGCATCGCCTCAAACTTTTCTTTGTAAGACATTTCTGCCAAATCATTCAAAGACTCTACACCATCGAATTGGGATAGATAAGTTTCTTTCGCGTACTCTTCATTTGCCTGTCGTAATGCTTTTGAAGCAACAGGATGGTCAGATAAACCTTTCTTGATTTTCTCCATAGCCTTGGCAGCACCTGTCATGTTACCACCTTTGTATCTCTTATCAAATGCGATACCTTTCGCCTGTTTAAGTTCTTTAGATGTGTAGTTGTTCTTAGTAGGTGACTGATAGTTCTCTTGCATCTCTAAGTCCATGTCATCTAACTCTGGTAACTCAGATTCTTCTCTTACTTTTAGTGAGACTAATTTATCTTTCTTCTTAGAAACTGCCTTTGATTTAAGACCATCTTTCTTTTTCTTATCATGGAAATACTGATGAATATCAAGAGTATTCTTAGCTACACCCTCTTTCAGGCCTGGGTCTGTCTCTTGTTCCTCTTTACCCTTTTTATCGGATAATCTCTTGGCTTTCTTCTGAGACTTCAAGCGTTCCTCTTCAGCATCGGCGGTTGCCTGTTTTTTAAATGCACCTTCCTTCATTGCTTTTGCTTGAGCGAAAGGATTTTTTGTCCAATCAATATCCATTTTTTCTTCCCCTTGATTAACCTCATCCGTCATGTAACCTTTAAATTTACCTTTCTGGATGGTGTTCTTTTTGATTATATTCGATAACTTGTCGCGTTTCTCTGAACTCTTTGCTTTTGCTCTTTCTTTAGCAGCAGCTGCGTCTTTATTTGAAATTCTGAATCCACCAGTATCATGTGACTCTTTGTCTTTTGACATGGCGCCTTCTTTCTGCAATTCTTTTGTTGTACTTGAGTATGTGTTTAACTCATATGGGTGTGAACCACCTTTGTTATAGACTTGCATGTGAACCATATGCTTCTTGCCATTTTTATCTTTAGCAGGAAGATTCACGCGAGTAGTTTTATCTTTGCCTGGCTTTTTGGAATCCAGACCTATGTGTTGTGCCCTGTCATCAGCGGAAGATTCTAATCCACCTTTTTTGTGATGGGCTAGTGCGTGATTAACTGCATCTGTGTAAGACTTGTGACCAGTTTTATATGATTCAGATATTATCTTTTCTTCTTTCAGATGACCTTCATGTTTTTTCATTAACTTATGCAAGTTATCTGCGTGGTGAACTCCTTCATATTTAGTAGAACCTTTCACATCCCCACTATCCGCGTGAACAACATGAGCCTCACCCTTTGCAATAGTGACATGATGAGTTGCATTTTTAGCTTTACTGTGAGTTAATGAAATGTAATCGTGTTTCGGGTTGGTGCCGCCTGCCTCATTATCTACATCCCCAGAGACATGAATCCCTTTACTTTTCAGATGTTTTTCGAGATGGACAACATGGGAGGCATTAGACATATTGTGTTTGTGACCTTTAGGATTTTGGTCTATAGCGTGTTTTTGGTGATCGTGTTCTTCGTCACTATCATCTTCAAGATGACCTTCTTGTACACCTTTAGGTCTTGATTTATTCTTTGCCTTCATGCGGTCTTTTATCGCTTTGGTTTCATCTTCAGACTTTTCTTTAGGTCTAATAAATTCTGACCTTTCAGCTTTTGTAAAAGGTCTAGGCCAATCTTTATCTTCTTCGACTGACTCATTCTCATCAAGTTCTTCTGTCTGATATTTTTTCTTTTGTACAGAAGTTCTTGCTCTATTGAATACAGTATCATCACCTAATACGATGAACATCATACCATTTAGTAGTGTATTAACCGCGTTTCTTTCATTCGGTGCAGGCACTTTACCTTGGTTGAATTTCTCTAAACCGCGTTTCAAAATTTGTAATTGAGAAGCAGGCATCAATCCCTGTCTCACGAGCATATCAAGTCTTCTTGACATATCCGCTTCTAACAGGGTACTCTCTCCGCCTTCGAGAACCTCCCTAATTATTCTGTCTAATCTGCTGGACATTTGGTATCTCCAATATAAATTTGTTTATTGGTATTATTTATAAAGTTCAAGTACTAGGGATTTGATTCTTGGGCAGGAACTTTAACTATTTTAACTCCTCGCCTCACAAGTTCATTCCGAAATTTCTGTTTGCTCTTTGGTTTTGTACTGGAATTGTTTAGCATTTCAAACAATTTCTCTACAGATAATGATTTCACATAGAAGTGTTCTATGGTAGTTTTCTTTGTATTCCTATCAAATCTGAGAATACTGGGTTTATATTTTGTTGGCATATTTTCCTTGTCATACTAAATAATCTATACTGTGCGAGGTAGTTACTGTTTGTTTGTTACCAGCAGCATCATAGATTGTTGTGTTGTAAATATCTTGTTTCACTTTAAGTTGTCCGTCATCACCAGAGTAAACTTTAGTAACAACTTGTCTATCAGTCCAAGAGTGAACGGAACTAGATGTAGGAGCAATTGGTGTTATGTGTATATTTGTTCCTTCCATTAATAAATCTTCTTAATCTGGTAGTCAAAAGGTTCCGTTGTTTTTATTTCAATCTGATTGTTATCTATATCTATACCCCTAAAATGGGTCTGCTTTTTAGTTTGTATTTTTTTCATAAGAAATACCTTTTTGCTTCTTACTTTCTCATCAGCAAATGGATTCAGTTTTTCTTTATTAAACCAAATAGTAACTTCGTATTCCTCTAACCAGAGTCTTTTCAACCACTCTATCATTTCGTCTTCTTTGCCGCCTTAGGTTTCTTTGGTGCTTTTGGTTTAGCAAAAGTTTTCTTGGATACCTTATATTTCTTACCCTTTTGTTTCGATGCTTGGAATTTTGCCTTCGTAGGATTATACTTCTTCGCTTTCTGGGATTTCTGTCTTGAACCAGATTTCAACCTTTTCATCTCGTTCTTACGAACAATAGGTATCATCCTTTGAGCAATCCTAGATACTAATCCAGAAAATCTCATGACCATACCTTCGATACGAGCCTTCTCAGCGGGTGGTAAAGAACCTATATCTCTTCCTCTCGCAATTCTTTGTTTCAACATGTTTCTCGCACCACGAGTAGCACGCCTCTTCAACCTAGTCGGGTCAGCTGCCCTCCTCGCGGCTCTCATACGAGCAACTTTAAGTTTCTGTCTATTTCTCCTAGCAGCGAATCGTCTTTTCATTCTACCTTGAATGGATAGAACTTCAGTTATTTGTACTTCATCGTGCCAGTCTACATCTTGGTCAAATGCCTCAAAGTCATCTAATTCCTCTTTGTCATACATTCCCAGACCAATCATACCATCAAAAGATAGTTCATCAACTTCGTGTTCAATCGCTTCTATTTCTGGTTCTGTGAATATAGCAGACCACTCATTGTCAAGGGTGATGATTCCTTCAAAGTCATCTTGTGTCCCATCCACATCTTTGTGTATTTGGTCATGGGTTGCAACTGATATTGATTTTAATTCTTCCGTATCTCCCTCTTCACATATTGCCTTGTAGTGTTTAAGATTTCCGTTAGACTTGTTCTTTTTGGTAGTTTTACCAGGCTCGCCAGGCGTCAACGCTTTCATATAATCAGTACCATCTGGTCTACCCCATTCATACCTACTAATTTTAATATCTTCTTTTATTTCTGGTTTCTCGTGGACATACCCCTTCTTATCTAAAGCGACATGTTGCATGTAAGTATTCGCCTTAACACCTTTACCAGTTTTAGGGTCATACATCATGTGTGGTTTAAAATCTTTTTCGTCTACACCCTCAGTAGCCAATTTAGCGGCAATCGCCATCTCTCTGCGTTTCTTTTTGGATTTACCTTTGAACTGTGGCGCATCACTCTTATAAAAGTCTTTGATAACATCACCCATGTCCATTTTGTCTATATCTTCTGTGGGGCCATATCCTTTCGGTGTCACATCTTTTACTGTGAACTTGACTTTTGGTTGTTTCTTATCCGCTTTCCAATCCCCAGACTTCCAAGAACCTTTCTTGACATTTCCGTCCTTGTCAAAATGTCTCTTGAGATGTGGTGGTAATTCTGCTTCTTTAATATTGCGTCTTTGTTTCTGGTCTTTCACCCACGCCTTGGCAAGTCTATGTTGTGGTGGTTTTCTTGACCACGCGCCTATCTTTCTGTATACCGCCAAAGCACCTTTATTATAATCAGCACCTTCTGAATTATCAACAATGTACATATTGCCACGGAATAGGTTTTGGAATCTACCTATATTCTTTTGTACTGATTTCCACATTGGAGTAATTGCAGATGCTCCCAATGTTCTGGTTCTTGCTTTGTCTCTACTGACAGCAGTATCTAGGTCTGTGTTAACCATTATCATGGCAGTCTCATAACCCAGTTTTTCTAATTCTGTTTTTTGTTTTGATATCTTGTCATACTCTCTACCAGTACCATCAATAACTAATCCAAGTCTTCCCCCTAGATAGGAATCTTGTCTTTTTGCAGTAAGAAATTTAGCGCGGTCTCTGAGAGATTGACCTTTTGTTGAAAATATATCCGCTGCTTTCTGAGATAAACCAGCGTTTTTTAGTGCGAGTTCAAATTGTTGGTCAGAATTGACTATCTTGAACCCTAGTGCATTTAGACCTGTTTGTCCAACCATGAAAGACTTACCAGACCCAGGCCCGCCGGCAAGGAAAACTGCTTTGAAGATAGCAGGGTCATTAACACCCTCTTCAAGCTCTGGGATATCTACAAAGTCTGCAAAGGTCTTTTCCATAGTAACACTATTTATAATATTTTAATTAGTGTCGTAAGGTGTGTTACTATCATTTCAGCAAATACTTTAAGTTTTTCTTCCTTAATATCTGCCTTTATTGCCTCTACATCTGTGAAATCTTGGACTAGTTCTTTATACTCATCTGGGGACAAATGTCCTTCGTCCAATAAATTATTTAACTCTTTTAACTTATCTTCATATTGTTCTAAGAGTTTCCCCTGTGTTAGTTCAAGCGATTCTTTTGACATCGGCATTATTTTCTCCTACTTCCACTCACTTCAAGAGCGCGGTTTGTTACATCGTTTATATTTCGCCATTTCAATTTGCAGTAAGCATCAGATGGCGATTCCCTTTCATGCAATTCCTCAACCAAGTCATTAATTTGGTAATAGATTTCAGCATTGTTTCCATTTAATGTGTGTTCCGCGTATTTAGACAGAAATGCAGACATCTCATATGCCTCGTGAATGTCTTCCTTTGAACATTCAGTAGATTCTGATACCAAATTCAAACGAACTAATTCACTAAATTCTGTACTATCAAATTTATCTGGTAATCCACTTTGCATTGCACTACATCCTACAATACCCAATAATACCACAGTTGGTAACCACATATACATAAAATTCTTTATTAGATTTCCTCTAATTTACTCATTAATCTTTCCGCTCTATTGTTTACTTGTTCGTACCATTTAGAGTCGCGTCCTTCGATAGCAGCTTGTTTCCAATCCTGTTTCTCTAATGCCCTATGCATATTCTTGAACTTACTAAGTCTAGGTAGACCCATATTAAATGTCATATTAATAAGGATATTTTGGACTTCTTCGGGCCACTCACAAAATCCAGACCAGCCGTATATATTAACTGCATCTCTACAGGCGATTCCGATATCTTCTTTGAAGAGTTCGATGACTCTTTCTTCTGAGACTTCATCTCCGACTTCAAGTTCCGCTTCGGCATCTTCTGGTTTAATGAGATGGCCGATACCACAGGTGGGATACCCAAGGTGGTCAAGATAGACTTCATATTTTACTCCTTCATCTACTTTCAGTTGTTCAAGAAGTTCCTCGCGTTCTGCAACTTCTTCATAATATTCATCTGGTAAATCAGATGGGTCTTGAATGCCTGGCCCATTTGCTTTTAATCCATATAATCCCCACATACCTTCTGGATGTGGTGCATGTTCCTCATAGAATGGTAACCCTGTTGTGGGAAGTAAACCCTTTAGATATTTTGACATTTATTATCCTCTTAAAAATTGTGAAAAGGTATGATGTTTATCCTCTTTTAACTCCATTCCCTTTTTCACATCTTTAAATAAAGCTTGAGACCCACTATAACCAGTAGGTAACCCTCTTTTGAATGAGTTAAAATCGTTATTCTTTGCAAATAGTCTCATCTTACTAGCACTTATACCTGTTACGCCTTCCGCGTCTGGGTCTCTTTGTCCAGCAGAGATTACATCTATTTGGTCAAACTTAAAATCTTTTCCGTTGTATCTATCCAGTATTCTCTGGAATTCTTGAACCCTATCTGAACCAGCAACCATAATAACCTTGTCATATTTACCTGTTAATAATCCCAGTTGTTTTATGAAGTTTGGGTTGACTCTATCAGATGCCTTAAATTTAGTTCCCATGAACATCTTTTTAAGGTGAGCAACTTTTTTCTGTGGTGTTAGTGGATTCTTGTGTTTATCTTGACTGTGACTAACCACAATAAGATGGTCTGCCCTTTCTCTTTGAGCAAGTTGTTTTACTTTCTGGACAAGTTTTCCATGTCCCGCTGTGGGTGGATTCATCCTACCAAATGCATATACTAATGTTTTCATAGATCCAAACCCTTTGATAATTTATCAAGTTCTCTCTGGTGCAACATGGCATCAATTTTTTTCTTTGTTTCATGACTCTTAGGTTTATCACCGTACATTGTTTTTTTAATTATCTTCTTAGCCTTGCCTCTTTGACCAGTATGCTGACTGGCACCTACACTACCAAAGTTTGACCAATCACTTTCTATAATGAATTGCGTGAATGTTTTCATCTATCCCATGCCTTAATTGCTGTAAAGTTATTAAAACTAAATTCCATTCGATCAACTAACTTAACAGCGTTGCCTGAAACTCTATCTATAGCAACATAACCTTCAGCATTGGTAACTTTAAATCCATTAGAAGTTCTTACAAAAGTATTTGTTAATTGTTTTACTTTGTTTAATTTATTTACAATGTCCATCTTTGCAGATACTAATAGATTTTGGAATATTATAACATTAGTTAGTAGTCCTGTCAACTTATTTAGTTCACGAATTGATTCTACTTTTTTGATCTCTATTTTTTCTTTAGTAGCATCAGTCTTTACTTTATCTTTTTCTTTATCAAACTTCTCTTCTACCCATTTTAAATACTCTCTAACATGTTGAGCGGGATTTTTGATTTCAGCACCAACTCTAACTTTTGAATTATTGAAAGTTTTCACGCTGGCACCAATATACTTACCAGTAAAGGAATTTTGAATGTTTAGAAATTTGGTTAATTCTGAAGAATTTATTTTTTGAAATTGTTTTCCTACTTCTGATAACTTAGCAGTTATAGTAGTGGTTTCTGTTTTAGTGAAAGTCGCTGTTCCACTCTCATCTCTATATGATGCATCATCCATCCAAATAGAGTTAGACTTTCGTAGTGAATTAATATTCGCACCGAATGATGCTTTCATACTCTCAAGATTTCTGCCAGTATATGTAGTGTGCCAAACAACACCGATTTTTGCTTGTCGAATTCTTTTTTCTAAAACTGTTCCTTTAGGAACGGCATACACAATAGTATTTGGTTGAAAAGTTGTATAATTTTTTCCATCGATTCGGTCTGTTTCCAAATCTGAACTAGTAAACATCAAATCACCCTGTAAAACTCCTTTAATACCAAGTTTACTAAATTCTGCTAGTGCTATCTTGAATTTTGCTTTAAGAGATGATGCTAGTCGAGTATCTGAATCTATTTCTTGTGATGACTTATACAGTAAAGGACTTTTGTTAAAGACTGATTTTTTCGCTACGAAAAATTTACCATCTGAAGGATCAGTACCCGCAAATATTGCTGGTGCACCATCCCATTTGACTGTCATATTTACGGCTGATCTAGAACTTCCAGCCATCATATCTCTTAACGATCTTAAAAAATTTACTGCACCTCTCGCACCACCAATTCCGAAATTTATAATTTCATCTTCAAGATGTTCTAAGTGAAGATTCTTTCCATCGACATCTTCTGTTAAAAAATATGAGAATTTTATCATTCTTCCTGTTCTTTCTTGAGACTGCGGAGTTGTGCCCTTAGGTCTTTATTAGCCTTCGCAAGTTTTTCAGATTTTTCCTTTTCAAATTTATATCTACCCTTAAACTCTGACATCTCTGACTCGTACCTTTTTAAATTATCTGCTACAAGTTCATGGGCTCTCGTTACATTCTTCAATTCAGCAGTAGTCTCACCCAATGTTTTCTGAACTACTTTTAACTGTGCATATATTTTCCACTTTTCAAGATAATCAATTCTTATTGCTTCTTCAAGTGTTCTAATATATTCGGGTGAAAACTCATCTTTTTCTTCAGTCATAATATAACCTCATTATTTATTAAATCAATTAACCATATGCCACATATGGAAATATCTATATGTATTTATAAGGAAAAGAGGGGACAGGGTCCCCTTAACTTACGATACTACTAATCGATCTCAGAACAAACAACCGCATTATTTACGATGTTACATTGTATGTTAGTTGCTGTTGTTGTGTTTGTAGTCGTTGTGGTTGTGGTGGTCAAAGGATTTGTTATGAGTTTTTCTACTTGTGCCGCCCAATCATCATTAATACCCAAGATTGTGGTATTATAATTGGTTGACATAGCATTCATAGCATCAAATCCATCCATTGCTACAGTTCCTATCTGTGTATATCCGGCAAGCGATATCGTTCCTAATTGCGTAAAACCAGCCGTTGATACATCTTCAATCGCATTAAATCCAGTAGTTGCTACTGAACCCAATTCTGTAAATCCTGCGATTGCTACTTCAGAAGTTTGGGCACCGGCAGTATTTAATGCTTCAAATCCACCGAGTCCTAAATTCAACATCGCTTCAGTATTTCCTACACCAGCGTTTGACCACTGTGATCCTAAAGTAGATACCATCTGTTGATTACCCAACTGTATCGCTTCATTAGATGAAAAACTAGCAAGTTGAACTGCCTTACTGTTATTAGATTGTGTCTTAGCAAGGTCTGTTTGCATCCAAAGTCCACCAAGAGTTCCAACAGTTGGTACAAGAACCTGTGCCCATTTAAGAGCATCACTTTCTACCATGCTGGGAATTATGGGGGTATCGTCTGTAAGTGCTATAGCCATGACAGCGGCGCTTGCGGCACCGGCATCACCTGATTGTGCTACTGTTGCTAAAGCCTTATATCTGGCTTCAGAGACTAGGGCTTGACTTGCCGCCGCATCTCTAATCGCATCATAATAATCACTACCTGTCGTAGTACATCCTACCATCAAGACAGTCACTAGCACCGTGACTACCTGATATAGCCTAGACATAATTAAGTCCTCTTTCTGTCCATGAAAAATTCAGTAACATCTTGTTACATTTCATATTTATAGACTTTTAATCTTTCGTGAAAGATTCTCGTACCTTTTTCGCAACTTTTCTATTTGCTACAGACTTGGAATCTTTTCTTCCGAAGTCATCTGCCATTGGACTATTAGGATTATTATCGGCGATTCTAGATAATACTTCATTCATTCCGCCATCTCGTTTCACACGATCACCAACACCTCCCTTATTGATATGGGGAGCAGTAGGAACTTGTCGCCAATGTGGATTACTCTGGAGAACTTTTTCTTTATCTGCTATTTTAAGCATGATATCAAAAATTTCACCATTTTCCGTGTTTTCTATTGTATAAATTGGCATTTATGACCTCGCTTGCCGTTAATGATGAGCATATTTATGCTTCTCTTATAATGCTGTTATATCTTACTGCATTATTCAATAAGGTAAGGAGATCACCATGTTCCTCAGATAGAAGTGATCGAGTATCTTTAGGGAAACATGCTCCACCAAAACCCCGTTCTTCTGTAACTTCGGTATGAGATTTTCCAATACGATCATCATGTCCTATATGATTACGCACACGATTATAATCTAATCCATTCGCTTCGCAATAATCATACACCTGATTAAACCAAGCAACCTTGGTAGCAAGAAATGAATTTATCATGTACTTGACTGTTATCGCTTCTCGGATATCCTGTATAAAAGAAAACATTTTATGCTTGAAGATTGGGCAGTCAAGTAAAACTCTATGCCAAAAATTAGCATGTCGACCAGACAGAATCACATTCTTACTCTTTCTCAAATCTCGTTCAGCCGTGTCTTGTCTCAAAAATTCTGGAGAAAAGGAAATGGGATTATCAAACTCAGCCTTTAGAGATTCATATCCCTCAATACTCAATGTACTTTTTATCAGCACAGGAGTTTCTGGATCAATATCTTTAAAGCATGATTGTAAAATAGAAAAATCACATTTACCATCTACATCAGAAGGTGTAGGAAGACAGAGAACAACACCATCAAACTTTCTGTCTGATAGTTTATTCTCATTCAATTTTGGATCCACTACATACACCGAATGCCCTTCTTTGAGAGCATTCAAGTAAGTAGAACCTACAAAACCACAGCCGGCAAGGGCTAACTCAAGTCTTGGCATTCAGCCTCCTTAAATTCGGTCCATTTCAAAAAGACCATTTTTGCATCTGATCGACTCAGACCCCAATTCTCACGGAGCCATCGAGGTGCACCAAACATATTCATGCGACCAGACTCTCGTAAAGTTTCAAGTATAGGAAAAAAATCCGTAATTGGCAAATCTTGTTCCCAAGAAGTACCCAATTTAGCAGAAACGGTTGTCATAATTATACACTCACTCAAAATTAAAAAAAGTGAGGGGCGTTTTCATTCCCCTCATGGATGTTCGGTCATCAACCTCTAGAGACTTCAGCAGGTCTCCCTAGCGACCTAACCTTTACGCGGCTTCTAGCATCGAAAATGGAACAGAAACCGAAGCGGTTTGCCCTTTCCAAAGCATTTTGACAACCGCTTTTTTGGGGTTCATTTTCAAAATGATTCCCTGTGTTGATTTGGTTTTTTGAACTACCATGACTGTCTGCCCAACTGAAAAAGTAGCAGTAGCAGATACCTTTTTGATTTGTTGTGCCAGACTGATTATCTGGGACAACTGCTTTTGACTCATGGTCAACATCTCTGCTTTGAGTGTTTCAAAACAAATCTCATTAACTTCTAAATTACTCATAATATCTCTCTCTAATTGATTAACTTATGATACCATTATAGCAGGATGAAACCAAAAGTCAACCTTTTTTTAAAAAAAGAACCCGTTTGAAATCAACAACTTAGAAATTAATTTAATAAATCTCCGTTCCCATAGATGAAATGTAAGTCTGGAAGGTCAATATCGAACCATATTTGTACTGCAAATCGCTCAAATTCGTTATTTATGACAGAATGTCGCTGTTTTGTGTCAAATGCATAGCAACTAGAATAGGGTACTGGGTCAGCACCTACGCTTCCATCTGACTTAATCTGTGCTACTGACAAGCACGGAGCATAATGCTCTGGAGCAGGAGATAAGGGATATACTACAGCAGATTGTCTTTGATATGCCACATTGTCGGAGTGTTCTGGAACGACTTTATTAGCAGGAATATGCATCATTGTGATAGCATTGGGTTCTATCTTGAAAAGACTTCTGACATACTCCCAATGCATAGGCTTATCAGCACTATAAAACACTATATCTAAATTATGATCTACTCTTTCATCATTATCATCTTTAGGTCTATGTCGATAATGTTCAACAGATTTTCCCAACTCGAAATTAGACAGCCTGTCGGCTTTACCAAAGGCTACGGATCTATTCGGCTTGAAATCAGACAGAAATGCATCTTTGATTGCCTGTGGCAATTCACTATCTATTGGAAAAGAAAACATTAGAACCCTCTTCGCTGAAGTTCATTCCTAAATTTTTGTTTATCTTTTGGTCTTGTGGTTGTGCCGTTTAACATTTCAGTTAATTGATCTGTGGTCAATGATTTAATATAAAAATGTTGGACTGTTCTTTT